CCAAATCCAAGAAGTGTTGCTGGATTAGTTGCTACTGCTGCATTGGTATATATAGAGCCAACTGGATATAAAGCAGCCTTAACTGCTGTTATAGCTGCGGTAACAAAAGCAGTTGAAGCCACTTGAGTTGTATTTGTTCCTGCGTTTGCTGTTGTAGCACTAAATGCTTGAGAGGCACTACCTGCTAAGTCAGCTTTAGTATTTACTGCTGTCCTTACTGCTGAAAACTCTGTATTAAAATCTGCACCTGATATTACTTTGTTTGCATCAGAGTCAGCAAGGTTGTCCTTACCACTCCAGGCTACTGCAATTGTATAATTACTCATCTTATTTTCCCTTGTTTGTGTAATAAAGTTAATTCTTGTAAAGAAGCATCAAAGCCATTTGAAGTTATACTTATTGCTATTTTTAAATTCTTAGCTGAACCTGTTAATGGTGTTCTATATTCTCGCAGTCCAAATACAGGTTTATATGTAACTCCTGACTTGCCATACAACGAACCAGCTCCTCCCCATAATGAAGTATTACCAGTCGTTACAGGATTTAAAGTTATAGTTGTAGTCTTAGAAGGAGTAGGACTAAAATCTTTGTACCATTTTAAACCTAAACTCGCACCAGAACCACCTTCAAGAACCATAAATAATCTTTTTAATAAAGACGCAGCTACTGACTCTCCTAAATTTACCCATGTAGTAGCAAAATTAGCAACATAAGCACTATTTGTAAAAGTAGAAGCACCTGCTAAATCAGTATCAAAATAATCTTGATAACAAGCAAGTCCTCCATCTTTCTGTCCTACTAATAAACCATATAAAGTAGTATATGCCATAGAAGCAGGCTCTCTATCATTATCAAAACTCCATGTAGTAATTCTAGGCGCACCATTAGGAGTAGAATGTTTAAAATCAAATACATAAGTAATGTTACTAGCTGTAAATGTCATAATGTAGATACCTTCATTTTCTACATAAATAGATTTAACACTTGAACTTTGTCCTATATGTCTTATTAAAGTATCTTTTACATTTAAAGATAAATCTGTTAAAGGTAACTTATCTTTTTCTGTTGTACGTGCTAAAGAACGTAATCCTGTATTAGATAAAAATACTAAGTCATCTCCTATAGCTTGTATGCTATCTCTAGATACTAAACCTACACCTCGTATAACTTCATTAAGAGTTAAATTCCCTATTATGCTAGGATTGTCATAAATAACAATATTATTAGTACCGAATATAACTAACTTTCCGTAGAAGGGAGCTATAGCTACAATATCATCTGTTCCCCACACAGTACGTAAGCTAATAGAACCACCATTAGAAGAAGAATTTGCTGAAGTTAATCTAAAATCATCTCCATCTAATAAAGTAGAATAATATAATACATCTTTTCCTTCAGCTACGCCACCACACCATATTCTACCATAGTATCCCATGCCACAACTAGGGTTAAAAGTAGTTACACCAGCAGGTTTACTTGAATCTAAAAAATTTGCCCATTTGCTACCTGAACTTAAAGCTCCATCATAGCGTTGAGGTACTATGTTTGCATGGAAACAATGTAATCTTTTGTTAAAGTTTACATATTGCCAATCCCCTGTAGAATTAGCTACAGTACGCTTAACATCAGCACCACTACTAGGAAACGCTGATGCCGGTGAAGTAAAATCTATAGTATAAATACTTGTGCCATGACTAGCAAATATCTTATTAGTACCTGAATCATTATGCTCTGTAACAGAACCAATAGCTGTTCCACTAGGTGCTACTTTTTGTTTAAAACCTTTTCTAAAAGCAATACGACCTGACTCTCTTAACACTACATTTTCTGCTAAAGTTAAATACGAAGGGTCTAAGGTTGCTGGATTATCTTGTGTATTTAATCCATTAATACCTAAATTAAATAAAGGTTGATATGAAAGTTCTTTAGCCATTATCTATAATACCAATCTGATTCAAATTGTGTATGTCCACTATCAATTAAAATAGCTTGACTTAAAGAAAGAGAAGCTTCTTCAGCAGCTATTGCACTTTGTGTACCACCATCTTCTCCTCTTTCTGAAATAGCTCTTGCCCAAGCACCTAATATAACTGGCTGTGCTGGTATTTTAAGAACAGTAGTAGAGTCTGTTAAAACATCTTGATACTTAACTAAGTCAAAAGAAATAGTTTCTACTTTATTAGGAGTAGGAGATAAATCTACTTTAAGATTATTAGAACTATCTGCTCCGTTAAACCCATAATACATAGGTTCTCCTGTAGAAGCTGTAGGATGTTTTTCTCTGTTTAAATAAACTCTACTAACTTGTATTAAACCCTGACCTGTAGCATTATTTACTACATCCATTACTTTAAAATCTTGTCCTGAAGCTAAATTATAGTTTTTAGTGCCTATTATAGTTGCTATATCTTTAGTTTCTCTAAGAACCATCCAGTCGTGATAAGACTCTATGCTTCTTTTAGCATCGTTAATTAAAGAACCTATGACTTTTTCATAGTCACTTATATCAGAGCTACTATTAATAGCACCAGACCAATCAGTAGAAATTGTTTCTTCTCGTAGTCTTATTAATACTTCATTAATTAATTCTCTGTATGTCATTTACTTCCCCTTGGCTAATTGCGCACCAAAATAAAACTCTATTATCATTGTCGCCCATCTAAATATTTCATCAAACTTTAACATCCCTTCTACTGTTACATACTCTATAGTATCAGCAGTTAATTGAAAACCTAAAACACTAAACCCTTCTGTTATTGTAGGGATTACTGTAGGTATATCCCAAAACACAGGTGCTACTTGTGTAAATATTACTAATCCTAAAATAACAAATATAATAACTCGTCTATTTAATGCAGCCATTGGACTTTCTTTATCTGCTCTATCTCTAGCTTGATTAATAGAATCGTTACGTACTTGCAAAGAAGTTATCATTAGCTTTTGATTTTCAGAAGCAGCTTGACTTTTTAAAGCTAGTAACTTACCTACAAAACCTAACATAATAGGTGCTATGTTTGTAAGAAACCCTATCACATTAACCTCACAGCTTCAATAATTCCAATATGAGTAATTACATACCAAGCAAAAGCTCCATAAATTCCCCATTTAATTTGCAATAAAGAAGTATTAATTTTTTGTATACAAGAATTAGTATCGTCAATTTTGCTAAACAATTTACTTATTTGTCCAGCGTGTTTGTCGATTTGTAATTGCATGCGAGTTAAGTTATCATCCATTATCTACCTTTTTTTAGGAAAACCTTTTTTCATATTAGAATATGCTTTTTTAGTAACTGTAGACTTTGCTTTAGTTCTACTTGTACCAGCTTTTTTTCTTGCATTTATATTTGCGTATAATCCACGTTTTGCCATTACCATTTACTCTTATTTGCCCAGTAAGCTGCACTCATTGGTCCTTTAGCTATGTTCTTAGCGTGCCTAGCTTTAAAAGACTTACGTCTAGCTTTCTGTGCTGCTGTTGTAGGATTGCTACCTGCACCTGAAACTCCTTGTTGTCCATACCTAATTAATTTCATCTCATGTCCAACCTCTGCTAAAACCATATGAGATTTTGTTTTATGTTTAGGTGTTCTTTTAGGTTTATTAGTACCACTCAACCCATGTTTCTTTATTAAACTTTTTTTTCTTGCTGCGTGTGCCATTAGTATTTTCTAATTGGTTTTTTAATTGGCTTTTTTCTTTTGTTTGGTTTTTTCCCGTACATATTATCTCCTATTTATTAAGTCCTACTGCACTACCTGTTAGAATAGCACCAAAAGCTAAGTGAAACAATCCACCTCCCATCAAAGTAAACGGACTGTGTTGCCCTGTTAACTTTTTCATAAGCTCCATTTGAACCATTGGCTCACTTGTAGCATTTATAACTTCCATAAAAGCACTAATGTCTGGTCTATTAATTCCATACCAAACTGGTACAAACAAGAAGTCATAAAAACAGATTACTAAATATAATACTAAAGCTGTCCATCTCCATCTTTGTGTACTTCTTTCTACTTCTGTCATTTATATACATGGAGGTGTACATCTTAAAGCATTAGCACCTATCCAAATAGCTATTATAAAAGCTAATATAACACAACCAGTAAGAATAGCTAAACCTTTAGTCATGCTGCATCTTCACCTTTAGTCTTTTTCTTTTTCTTTTTCTTATCTTGTTTATTTTTAATTTGTTGTTTAAGTTTTTTAATAGCTTTGCCTTGATTGTTTTTAGCTTTAATTAACTGTTGAGTTTTTTGTCTTAATTCCTCTACCATTTGCGTAAGCTGTTCTATTTGTTCATGTCCAATTGCCATACCTTCTACAACATCTGCTAAATCTAAACGCATCATTATTTGATTTTCAATTACTTCTTGTTGATTAGATTTTTCATACTTAGAATACATAATTTCTACTTTGCTGTCTATTTTACTAACATACCAAAGCATACCACCTGCTTGTACAGCTATAGCCATTATTAAAGCTAAAGGCATTTTCATTCCATTCATTTATTTTTGCTCCATTTAAAAGTTTGTTGTACTTTTACTGTAGGTACTGCATCAGTAGTAGCTTTAGTTGTAGCACTTACAGTAGTTACATTAGGAAAAACTGAACAACCAGCTATTGTAGAACAGCTTATTAAAAATGTTAATACAATTAA